TACCCATCGCTATTTGGATGTACAGCGTCTACAAAGTTAGTATCACAATTTATTATTGCGTTAGATGATACTAAAGTGACATTTTGTATTTTTCTTAACTCTTCCAACATAATGAAATAATCATTAATATATTCCCATCTAGCTTTTGCACAACCATATCTAACTCCAAAAGTATCTGCATTACTAGTAGGTGGTATTGTAATAACTAAAAATACTTTAATGCTAGAATTAAATGTTTTGATACTATTTATCATTCTATTAAAATACCCAACAGTCTCGATAACATTTAAGTTTTGATAAATATCATTTATACCTAAATGAATAGTTACATAATCAACATTTGCGTAACTTTGTTGTTGCATATAGTAACTAAAATCAAACTCATTTTTTGTTGCATTCCAAAAAGCATTAACAATAGTCTCCCCTTGGCTATCTAAGGCACTAGGAACGGTACAATATTGCTTAGCTGTCCACCCACTTCTTCCTTCATGAAAGTTAGGAGTTGTTCCTCTAGTTCCTAATAAAATTGCATTTGTATTGGTCTTAAAATGTTGAGGATATAATAGTTGGTTAGTTGTACTATCACCTATGAATATTATTTTTTTAGATGATAACTCTAATGGAGTAGCAATCTTAATATTTATGTTTTTTTGATTTAAAATAGTTCCATTTTTGTATACTTTTATGGTTAAAGGGAATTGTTCAGCTTGTGATGAAGTATACCTCCAAGAATCTTTGTATTGCATCCCTTTTGAACACACAATTTTTATATCATAAAATCCTTTTTCATAATTAGAAATTATGTTATTAAAATATATTAATATTTCTTTGTTAGGAACTCCATAAATATCACAAATATGAATATAGACTTTTTCACTTTCAGTTTTTGACAAATCTAGGTATTCAGACGGAATAACAATTTTAAAAGGTTCATAAGGTAGTAATTTTTCACCAGCATTTATATGAAATTCATTTATATTAGCTTTTAAAAATGATACTTTAATATAATAAGTGTTTGAACTAGTTGTAAAAGGCAAACCAAGTCCGGGTGGATTATCTACACCTTCACCAATTGGGTTTTTATTTACATCATAATATGTTATAAACCTATAATTAAAGCTACAATACTGTGTATTAGGGTAAACCTTTATAAAATGACTTATACAATATTGAGTATTATCATGTGATTTTCCTATGGTATCCATATATTTATCTAAAATTATACTTGTATCATTTTTGTTAAATATATTATTTAATGCTTCAGCAAAATCTAACTTGTCTATTGGTATTTCTGGAATTTTTTCCATTGGTATTGGTGACTGTTCTATTTTGTCACTTGGTATTATTTCATAATAATCTTCAAATGATGTTGGCACACTTCCTCTTTCAAGTTGAAAAGTATTATATAATGTTTTTTGAACTGATAGCCTAACAAACATACAATTTGAAGGTGTAGTAAATGTTAATTCACCACTAACACCACTTATATACACGTAATCTTTAGTATAAAATGCTAATGTATGTGATGTTGATTTAACGTATTGAGTATTAGGCTCTACAAATATATAATCGCTTGCATAAAATAACGTATCACTTTCTAGTTGTCCATTTAAACTATTAACTCTAAAATCAATTAAAGCTTTCTTTTTATCAAATAAGTTTTTACCAGTTTTAAAAAATGTAGTTTGATAAGGTTCGATAGATTTTTGTGGTATAACTTGTCCTTGATAAACTCCTCCACTAACCCAAGATGTACCATTCCAATAATTCCAATTTCCATTATCTACTGTTATATATATTCCTGTTCCACCTGTTGGTTTATCTGCCTGCAATGATTCTAAACTTCCATAGACACCCTTAGGTTCTCCACTTACTATTTGACCTAATTTAGTGTTTAGATAATCAAAGTCAACCTTATTAGTTTCTAAAATATTAGTTTCTTGTTCAATTTCTTCCAAGGATGACTTAACATTATTTAATTCTACAGTATACTTTTGCTCTATTTGTCCACTAGTTTCTTTGAAATATTTATCCCATTCATCTAACTTTATAATTCCGTTTAATAAAGCAGTAAACTCATTAGTGCTTTCTACCGCTCCACTTATATCTATACTAGGTTCAACATCTATTGAAAATATAATTGTACTTAGAAGTTCTTCCCCTTCTTTTATTTCAAGCTGACAATTAACCTTTCCAGCCACTGCTAAAATTTGATTAGTAAGCTTTAAAGCGCATTCCCCATTAGTTGCATTGGTAATAGTCAAGTCATTGTAACATTTCGTATTGTCTGGCTTAACTATCTTTGCCCTAACTGTTTTCCCTTGCAAACTAAAAGGAACACCGTTGTCGAGTATGTTAAAAGTTAATACTCTTGCGGTGTCCCCTTGTTGTGCGGTCGGAATCGGCAACACATATCGTGTATTTAAGTTTAAAGTTATATTACTTGGATAAACCATTATCGAGTTCCCCCATTTCCTCTATTTTCATCTTAACTGGTTCTATATATTCCTCTTTTTTTATATCTTCAAGGCAGAAAAGATTATTAGTGTAGAGATTTATTTCTTTATTTATAATTTTCTTTGCTAAGCACTCTACATAAAATTCACTTATCATATAATCCCCTCACTTCTTAACATCACAGTTTCTATATTATTTAAAGTCGAAGTTATTTCTCGCCCGTTTATTTCAACGCCATTCTTACCATTTATAAGCACTTTTCCACTACTGCCACCATCAGCACTAATTATTATATTATCTTTACTCATTAAGATATTGCTCCATTTAGCGCCATTTGCACCTTCTTGGCAAAGTAGATATAACCAATTTCCAGTACTCTCTAAATTCATTTTTTCTTGTGCTTTAAGTGAAAGACTATGATTAGATTTAATTCCACCTTGAGATAACATTACTTCAAATATTTCACCAGCTATTGTAGCAAAAGTCCTTACATATCCATTGTTTAAACTTATATCTATCCCCGGACCTTTTATACTCCCCTTATTAAAATTAACTTCCCCTGTTTCTAAATTTATACTGCAATCCCCACTAACACTTTGAATTAGAATTGCGGTTAGTATACCAGTTCTAATTAAACTAGCATTTAAAACCCCATCTATAGTAAATCCGTAAGTATATTCTCCGTAATAACCAGTTTGAGAAAAGGCTAAACCATGTTTATTAAGCCTAACTACATTTATAGCACTATTAATATCCTTATTATCCATAGCCAATATTTCATTTTGTCTATAAAGCACATAACTATTAGTAGAGCCACTATTAATCATGCTTTGCACATATTCTGCAACCGAGTTGTTATTTTGCTTTATTTGGTCTTTAAGTTGTTTGATAATAGCACTATCACTTACTGTAGTTCTTTTCTCTTCGATTGGAATATTGGATAAAGTCATTGAAAGTGGTTTTTGCTTCATAACATCATATTTTCTGCTAATAACTCTAACTTTTAAGTCTATGCCTAGAAGTGTTTCTTGAATTTTAACAGTATCACCTAAATAAATGGTTTCACTTGCTAAATGCTTATATTCCTCTGTCATAGAAAGTGGTATAAAACTAAGATTATATTCTGCCCTCAATTCATCAACATGGTTTTTAGTGTATTCTAAATTAACTCTTCTTATTAACTCTGCTTGTGCTTCTTCAAGAGTGTCATAACCTTCTGTATCATTTTCTGTTTTAACCTTAACATCATCATATTTAAATTCTCTAGGATAGTATTGGTCGTATTGGTCTGCAAGTGGGGACATTATATATCCTTCGTGGGTAATACCGTCAAAGCCAACTCCCTTTGCCATGGTACAAAGTTGGTCTAAATCTGTAGTCCCTTCAAATCCAGTTAAGTTTTTACCTCTACGAATAACAACCTTTCTATCCATTCCAATTCTATCGTTTATAGAGAGTGTATACCCCCTTCTTAGAACCTCACCACCCCATCTATCGATAAAACTATTGTCAGCACTAAACAACGCTTCCTGTAGCCTTTTACGCTGGTAATAAGCCGTATTAATAGTGGATATATTAGATTGTAATACTATTTCTTTTTTCTTTCCTATTGCATTAGTAAGCATATGGCTTAAAGCACCTTGACCATTTGTATTGGTCGGTCTTACATCTTCTAACCATAACGTATTACAAGCGTGTATTGTCATTTGTACTGCAGCAACTGTAATATATCTACTCTGTTTCTTGACCTTCTTTATTACAAATATCTCTGTTCCATAGTCTAATTTGGCTTTTAATATACTTTCCTCAACTAATTCGTTCCATAATCCTCCACTATCAACTAGAAATTCTGCATCTAAAGTATAGTTTCCACTTGTTATATCTTCCTCCACAGTACAACTTCTGCATATATTGTCTAACACAGTTCTTGTCTTAGTCAGCACAGTATCTTTAGGAGTACCCTTTGGAAAGTGGCTTATTTTAATTATATTTCCATTCATAAAAGCACCTCCTAGTTCACGTATGCCGTATTAGGCAACATAATAGCTTCTGTAATACTTCCGATAAGTTCTATAGTATTATTACCCCTCTGCAACGTTGGAAAGAATGTAGCGGTAAAATCGTGGTTTGTGCCATCTTTATTTACACACCTTAGACTTTTTCCGTCTATTTCTACAAACCCATTAACATTTTCAATAATAAAAGGCTCTCCGTTAAATACAACTTGTATATTCCCGGTAGCCTTTATCTTTAAATTAACCTCACCTTGGTATGTTCCTTGGTAGTAAAAGTTATTTGTATTTAATATATTTATTGGATATTCTTCAATCTCTGTAAGGAAGGGTTCACATAGAAAAGATAAGGTTGTTGTACCTTCCCATTTTAATTCCTTTACCCAATTACTTTTATTAACTCTTTTAATTCTATAAGCCTTATTAGGTCTATCTAATAAAATCAATCTATTATCTTCTATATTAGTTAGCCAATCGTCTATTTGGTCAAAAAATTTCCAAAAGTTTTCGTTATCCTCTAACCCTATTTCTATATCTAGTACCTTGTCGGGATATGCGCCAGTTGCTATTGTTAAGCTTCCGTTTCTTCCCTCAACTTCTTCATCTGTAACTTTTTCTTGGGTAATAGGAATATTAATTGGGGACTTAACCAATAAACCTAGATCACTATAATTTTTCTTTCCATTAAATATAAATCTATCTAACATTAATTAACTCCCCTCCTAATATGCAAATCTATTATTATATTCTTCAAACTCATCTTGATATGGTGCAACAACCCTCATTAATTCTCTACCATCTATTGCAACCGGTCTACTTGCTAACCATTTAATCCATTGTTCTAATTTATCGAGTGGTATCATAACCTCGGTTTGTGGTTGAGTACCCTTGTTCTTTTCCCCTGTCATAATGTTTGGTGAAATCATTGTCGGTCTAGTAAATATACCACCATTTTCTAAGTAGTTAATTTTAGGGATATTAGATTGCCAACCTTTGCCCCCTAGTCCTGGAACCCAATCCGGAATTTGAAAACTTATTGCATCATTTATTCCTTGGATAGCACCATTTATTAAGCCAATAACTATATTTAAAGGTGCTTTTATTGCTGCTCCCAATCCATCCATTATTCCACCAAAGATATTTTTTACACCTTGCCATGCCCTATCCCAATCGCCACTAAATACTCCACCAATAAAGTCAATTATTCCGCCAAAGATTCTTTTTATTGAATCCCATACACCTTTTACATTAACTAAAAAGGCATTTACGACATTACCAAAACTTCCAAAAGCAGTTGACCAATCTACTGCAAATATATTATTTAAGAAATCGTCAAATTCTTGGAATTTAGTCTTAATTGTGTCCCATGATGCAAGTACATCAGTTTTAAATGCATCTGACTTATTCCATAAAAGAACTATAGCACCGATTAAAAGCATTATACCTCCGACTATCCACGTTATAGGACTAGATAGCCAAGCTAAATTCAATCCCTTCTGTGCTAATGTCGCCCCTTTGGTTACTGTAGTGCTAGTAGCAGTAGCAACATTCCAAGCATCTAAGGCTTGTTTTATTTTGGTTATTATAAAAAATCCTTTTACAGTAACTAGCAATCCTCCTAAAATTCCAACTAATGTCGGTAGTTTATCTATATTTTCATTTGCCCACCTCACAAACTTTAAAGCATATGGTAATAACTTCTCTCCTATGTTTATCGCTAAAGTTTGAAATCTTAGTGATAATTTTCTGAGTTGGTTTGCAAATCCATCACTTGTCTTTTCAAAATCGCCTTGTGCATCTGCGGTCTGTTCAAATAGATAATTGTATCTAAGCATAACCTGTTCACTTTGCGACATTTGGGCATAAGGCTTTTTAAGTCCTTGTGCTAGTCGGTAAGCTTCTAAACTAGCAACAGACATATTTATTCCCAAAGACTTTAAAGGCTCTGTCTCCCCAGAGATACCACTCCTTATCTTCTCAAAAGCCACTTCATGGTCTAAGTTATAGAAAGATGCCATGTCCCCAGCTAAATCAACTATGTTTCCACTCATGTTTTTAGTTTGTTCGGAGGTCATTCCCATAGACTTAAGCATAGCACCCATTGTTCCAGCATATTGTTTATAAGCTAATTCACTCATACCAATAGCTTCTGGTGCTTCTTTTGCCCATTGATTTATTATTTCAGCATTAGATTCAAAAGTGGTATCAACTACGTTTTGCACTTCTTGTAAATCTGATGCGGTATTTATAGCTTTTATTCCAAAAGCACCTAATGCAGCACCACCAGCTACCAATCCTCTAGTAACCCATTTATCCAATTTCTTACTAAAATCACCAGCCTTGCTGCTTATCTTATCGAATGTGCTTCCAGTTTCACTTGCCTTTTTATCTATTTTATCTAAGTCACTCATTACGTTTTTTGCATCTAATAAAACTTTACCTTCTAATACAAAAGCTTCTGCCATATATTCACCCCCTCACTTGGGATTATTTAAAGAAGTTTTCTAATATTTCTTCATTTTCTTTCTTAATTTCATCAACCGATTTTGAAGAATTAAAGTTACTTGTATTCTTTATTCCTAAAAATTCTGTATAAGATTGTAGCTTTCCACCATCAAGGCTATTGATTGCCGAACCTAATAACCATTCCTTATACTTTCTTTCTTCATAGTGGGTATTAACGATACTTAGAATTAACTCCAAACTTTCCTCAATCGGCATATGAAGTATTTGAAAATAGATATTATATTTAATAAGTAAACCTACTAAATTACCACCTAAGTTTTCTACTTCATACCAAATTTGAAAAAACCCATAAAAGTCTCACTATTTATTATTTCTTTTATAAATTCCACAGTTTCTGCACCATCTGCATTTTTAACAGTTTCTACATCTGTATCTTTTATTTCAGCTATAGTTCTGTAGAATTGCGCTTCTGCATGCGGAATACCTTCGATAATTGTAAATACAATTTCAAATAAAGCACCTTCTTGCTCTTCCCTTAATCTATTTTTCCTTTCTGCTATATCCGGATTAGACATAAGAAATTTTGCCACTTCATTTAAATCAGATTTATTATCTCCTAATTTATCAGCGATATTTCTATCTAAAATGTCTTGATCTAGTTTTGACTTTGAAAGTTTCTTTATAATATCTATTAGCTTTCCGTAAATCCCCATTTTATTCAAAAACGTAATTATTGAAATACATTGTTGTGTAGTTATTTTCAAATTAATCATCCTTTCTAAAATAAAAAGGACTAGGTTTCCCTAATCCTATATAACTGCTTTCTTACAATAAATTTTACAAGGGACATCATCACTATCTTGTTTATAGTGTGCATTCATAGTAAATGTAGCTGTACTTTCCTCATTGTCTTTTCCTTCAAACTCAAACCCTTCACCATTATAGGTATTTTCAACCACTATAATTATTGGCAAGTCTGAATTATGCACCTTACCAACTATAACTAACATTTTATAGTCAGTATCTTCAATTTTGTTAGATGGAGTATATAAATCAAATTTTGTGCTTTCTGTAGTGCCTTTTTTAATAAGGGATATTGGCAATAATTCATTTCTGAACTGAACAATTTCGCCCTCAGCAGATATATCCCACTTCGTAATTCTATCCATTCCTTGAACTTGTTTTTCCATTCTGCCATCATATTCAATCTGTCTCACATTTGGCTTACAACTGAACTTTATTCCATCTTTAGATAACCCCAACTCTTTTCCCTTTAATAACTCTGCCCAAGTGTCTGGATTACTTAACTCTATGTCACCATAGTAAAGTGTTGGTGTATCAACAATAAACTCTTTTACTTTTGCTTCTGCCATAGTATCTTCCCCCTTTAATATCTATTAATTAAATACTGTAAAACCACATTGTACTTATCTTCGTCATTGTAGCTTGTCATATAAGGCGATTCTCTCGTAATTCTCGATTTAAGAATTTCAGCCTTGTTCATTTCCTTGTCTATAAATTCAGCTAAATTTAAAATCTTGTATAATTGAGTGTTAAAATTCCCTACAATTCTTATTTGTAAGGTATATTGATTTTTGTAAACTTGATCTAATACATTTTCACCAATCTTATATTCAACTGCTACTTTCTTAGAAAAATCAAAGTTACTTGGAATTAAATCAAAAACATTATTAGTGGATAACTCATTTAATTTATTCCAAATCTCATCCGATATTTCTTTAATATAACTCATTACTTTATCCCTCCTAAATGCTTTCTTAATATATCTTCCATTTCTTTAGTACCACTTCTTAAAGTCGACCTTAAGTAACTTTTATTTTCAAACTCAACCTTTGCTGCATAAGGAACACTTTCTGGAACTCCCCATGTAATTGTATACACCTTATCACTTTTAGATTTAACAAATGTTATTTTCCTTCTTAATAAACCTGTTTTAACTGGTGCAACACTTTGCATATTAGCACGTTCCGTAACCCCAATCTCTTGGCTTGCATCTTCTAAAACTTCCATAATAGAATTTTTTATTTTTGGAATATTACTCTTATAACTCATATAACTTCTTCATCACTTTCTAAGAGTGCATACAAAGAATATGTACTCCAAGCTATTTTCTTTTCTATCGCATAAGCTTTATCATTAATTACTACAATATCCCCAACTTTTAAATCCACATCTGAATACATAGATAAATTCGATTTAATATCGCTTCCCCATGTGTATTTTATTGCTTTCTCGTCAATAGGTTGGATATTTACATAATAAGCATCATCTAATTTTGTGTAGCTTGTACTAACATGGCCAGCATGGTTAATTTCTGTTTTTTCGGTTTTATACATAATTGTATCTGCAAAGAAAATCATTAGTATAACCTCACATATGGCCTCGGTAATAATGCTTTTACATCATCATTTATAAAACTATTGCTATCATTATTGGTATTAAAAGAAATACTTTGACTTCCTTGACTTATACTATTAACCCCACTTAAACCACCCTTAGCCATATTAGATTTGGTATAACTATCCTTCATAACTTCTATAGCAATAGAATAAGTTTCTTTTATATACTCATCCGTGAACTTTTCCATACCTTCTACGTTAAGATATTGCCTTATAGCACTAATACAAGCCTTTTCTAAGACTTCACTTGTAAGCATAACTTATTACCTCCTTAATAAAGAAAGAGAGGGCATTCCCTCTCCTTTACTTCTTTATCTTGGCTAAAACAACTTTACTTGTATTAGATAAAGCTGCTGCATAATGTCTATCCGCTGAAATATCTGTCTTTCTTGCTAAAGAAACCCTATCAACTTCAACATTTGTATCTCTCTTTAAATAGATAGTTAATGCTGGTGAATCTTCTTCTGTTTCAATATCATTCTCCAACTTCACAATTGGATTAAAATAACATTCTGTTGAAACTTTTGTTACTGTATCTCCAACTTTTGCGGTTGGAAGTGTCTTAGAAACTTTTGATAAATCAACTGTACTAGAATCATCACCACTTGATTCAACTATAGTTAATGAACCTTCTGCATCAAACTTGTACCATTCTGCATAAGAAATTACCTTTTTGCTTGGCACTATTCTGGTATTAGCAATCATACCAATTTCACCATTCATCACAACATTGCCTGGGTACTTATCAGCACTAATGAAGTTAGCATCCTTTCTTAATTTAGTCACTTGTTTTGGATGGATGAACATAACTTTTTCAGTATTTAACTCTTCCTCAAATATGTCTATTGCATCTACTATTGAATTATAGCCAATTTGTGCTGATGAACCATCAAACATTAATTGCGCATTGTAAAGTGCATCCATGGCATCATTATCAACTTTAGCTGCTATAGATTTTGCTAATTGAATATTTGTTTCACCAACTGGATCACCATAACCAGATAATACAGCTTCATCTGTTAACTCAACCGCTTTCATTGCTTTCTTAACAGAAACTTTAGTAGTTGTAGTAGTTAATTTAACTGTTTCTGCTGCAACTCCTTCTGCTACATCTACCGCATCACCTATATACGCATATTGTGGGACTGTAATTGTATCTCCTGGTTGACCAGATAAAGAAGTATCTACCTTTGCAAAAGGTGCTACTACTATTTTTTGTGGAATCTTAGCTGAAATCATATCAGCCATTACTTCTGGATTTATTAAATCTGCTATTTTTGTTGTTAAACTTGACATATACATCTCTCCTATTCTTTACTTAATTCATCATATAGTGCTTTGTTTTCACTATACAAATTAGTTCTTTCTTTATAACTCATCTTACTAAAATCTTCTTTAGTAATAATATTTGGATTATTGGACTTCGGTGGTTTGTATTCCCCATCTTTTAATCTTGTTTGTACCTCTTTTTCAGTACTTGCTTGAATTATGTTTGAAATAGTTTCTAACTTAGAGTTAAAGTTTTCTTCGCTTTCATCAAAGCATAAATCCAACAAACTTGTATCAAAGCCTTTTTCAGTTAAGGTCTTTGTATATTTATTTTGAAGTTCTGCTTTTATCTTTTGCGATTCCATTTCTGCCAATTTTTCTTCCAACTCTTCAAGCTTTATCTGTTCTGGAGTTTTATTTTTATTACTAGCTTGCTTTATAGCTTCCTCAATTTTCTTAGGCAATGTATTAGTTTCATAACTAGCCACTCCCTTAGATACTGCTGAATCTATTAAGCTTTGTTGATACCCCTTAACCCCTTCATTTGTGTTTAGTAGATTTTTAAATTCATCTACTGTTAGTTTGGTTAAATCAGCCTTACCAAGACTTTTAAACTCTTCGTTACCTAGGATTAACTCGTTTATATCTTGGTCGTCACTTGCATTTTCAAGTAACTTAATTAAATCACTCTTTTTCATATTTCCTCCTTGCCCCTTACAGTTCATAAATGCCCCATAAAGTTCAATTTAATATTATTGCTATCCCATTCTTTAAGCCTTGTGGTAAGCTATAAAAGGCATAATAAAAAGCCTTAGTTTTCTAAGACTTAAATGAACTTACTCATTGTTTTTATTATTGATTTTAAATTATCTATTTCAGATTGCCTATCATTCATAGGTTTTTGTATTTGTTTTTTCAACTCATAAATTTCATATCTTAACTTATCGTTTTCTTCCCTTAGACTTTTGACTTCTTCTTCCACTATAATATTCCTCCTTAATTTTAGATACAATAAAAGCACCTAGTTTCCTAAGTGCTGATTAAACTTATTTATAAATTCATCTTTTGATATTTCTATATAATTTATTGCATTATCTTCTTCTTTGCCTACGGGAACTAAATCGCCAAGTTCATTTTCTCCAATTAAACAACTTCCGTACATACAAGTATTTCCTTCTGTTATTATGTGCAACATACCTCCTGTTGCATGTTTATAACACTTTCCTGTTTTGAATTTCATTAAACATTCCCCTCCTTCCACTCTTTATAAGTAGTCCAATCTATATCTTTTTTAGATATATTATCTATTCTTGAACGTGGCTTATAATCTTTATTAGGTAAAGAAATAAGACAACTTCTACAATTAACATGAGTATTAATATTAGGTATTCTTTTGTTAGGGTCATCAGCCCTATAAACTGTACCATCTAGTGATTGACATAACTCTGTAGTTTTATTATCTAAAGTTGCATCAAAAAGTTGATATTCGATTCCATTATCTTTCGCCCATAACTCATTTGCTTCGTTTTGAACTCTTCCAACTTCATTTTGAACTAACCTTCTAGTTATATAAGCACTTTGATTAAATCTATCTTTAACAACTTTGTAAATATCATTTACATTGGTATTACCTTGTAGGAAGTCCTTCATTTCCTTCTTTATGACCTTGGCAACTTTATTTTTATTGCTCCAAATTCTATCACTATAATTCTTACCTTCTATTGTTGCATCTAGGATTTTCTTTATATCTTTAGTTTTTATCTTATTCAGCTTAAAATCTAATCCTAAAGACAATAAAAAAGAATTAGAGTAATACTTATCTTCTGCTATCATTTTTAATAGCTTATCTGTAGCCACCTTCTCGCCATTGTACTGGCTTTCAAAAACGTTGCTAATAAGTATATCTAAATTCTTGTATTCCTTGATATATTCAGCGTGAGATAGTTTTAAAGAGGTATCTTTAATATCATATCTTAACAATATCATTCCCACTTCATTCAATATCTTATCTCTATCTATTTTCTGCTGCCTAAGTAGATTTAAAAGTTCTTTATCACCTTGATTATAAAGTTCTTCTGCAAACTCAATAAACTTATCTCTAAAAAGTTTTTGGTCCTTATTCATTTACAACACCTTCATTTGGCAAGTTGTCTAAATCATCACCCATTAAATCTTTTTGTTCATCAATTAAGTCTTGATATACCTTATCTACATCAGTTATAAAAGATAGTTGAGATAAACCGGTCTTGATTGGCAACTTCCCATTAAGTTGACTTATAATCTGTGCCATTTCTAAATCATTAGAAGGTAAATTAAGGGTGAATTGGATATCTATATCCTTATAGTTATAATTCTTGCTGTAGGCAATATTTAACCAAGTAAATAAATCCTTAATTCTCTTTTTAATCGCTTCTTTTAAACACTTCTGTTGAACTGTAATTTTTATTCTTAAACAATTAAGCCTAGTTGCTAACATTGTGCCAGAAGTATTGCTTTGTACTTGGGTTTGGTTATCTAAATGGTTAGTAACCTTATACATTTCTTTTTCAAGAATATCTCTAAATGTTTTTATAAAGTCACTAGGTATATTTTTAATTAGATACCCCATTTTTCCATTTGGGTCTTGCGTTTGCAAAATTCCCATTTCTTTCATTCTCTTTGCTTCTTCTTCTTCCAAACTAGCACCACTAATCCATAAGTAAGCTAGTCTAGTATCTTCTATTTCATTTCCCCATGTGCTTAACACTGTTTCATGTGCATCTTGCAATTCTTTAATTGCATAGTAAATAGTATCTTCTATTTCATTGTTTAATCGTGCTACACTAACAGGGCATTCCCCAAAGTTGTGTTTAATAACGTTAAAAGGTTCTCCAAAATTAGTTGTAAAGCTATAAATACAATTATCATCTATAACATCAACATAAGTTGTATCATCTAGCATTTTCTTATAAAAATATAAAAACAATTCCGCTTTTCCCTCTGTATTTATATAAGCTATAGAATCTAATGGATTGCATACTTTAGCTTTAAATTCTCCTTCATTTAAATAATGCATTTCATAAGCTATTCCAAAAATCTTCATAGTTGTGTCTAAATCTACATCAAGAGTACTGTTAATATTATTAATATTTTTTTCAATATCATTAATAACTTCACCTTGTTTACCATTGTCAACATATGTAACAGGATTACCCACACTATATGCAACTTCTTCTTCAATAAAAGCCTTAACTGTATTATCTTTAATCTTATTATTGCTTCTATCAGTCTGCGGATAAGTTTTCATCACATCACTTTTACCGCAATAATAATCATATGCTTTCTGGTATTTACCTTTACTGTTAGTATACTCTGTATACAATTTAGATAATAAGTCTTTATCTTTCAATAAATCTATAACCAAATTTTCACCCCCCTATAATCCTAATAATCTTCTATCTAATAGAGTTATTTTATTAGTAACTCCTCCTACTCTATCCATAACACTATATCTAAGTGCATCTAACCCATGATTATATTTATCAATAGGCTTATTAATGTAGGTATTAGTCGATTTATCTTTAATCCAAGTATAATTTTTTAATTCTTCTTGTATCATTACGCAACTAGGATGTACTATTATTTCATACTGTTGCAGCAATTGTATTCCATTAATGATGCTATCTTTTCCTTTAGTCGCCCCTATAACTCTTTTGCAGCCTAACCTTTTTAATTCCTCAATAGATTTAGGCTCTGAACTGTCACAAACTATTCTCTCACCAGCAACATGTTTTTCTACATACATATTGTATATATCCTCATTAGTCATGTGAGTTTCAAAATGTTCATCATATATATACAGTTTTTTATCTACTTCATCAATTACACTGCAAATCAATGTAGTATAGTCATTTGTATAACCAAAGTCAGTGCCAAAAATAGCATAAGCATTTTTATTTGCCTTTAGTAACTCTAAATAATCAAATTTTTCAACTTTCCAATTTGTATATACCAATTTATCAAGAGTAGCAAATTCGCCCTCTGCATAAATCTTATAATAAACCGGATTAGTCTTCTTCATTTCTAACAAGTTTTCTATATATTCCTTAGGTAAAAACTTATTATCTTTATAAGTTGTATGTAATACTGTTGTAGTCTTTTTATTTACTTTTGCATCACTCGAAAACCATCTTTTATAAACCCAATTACTTTTACTAACTGGGTTAAAGCTGCAAAAAATTTGATTGTGTGGATTTTTAGAACGTAGCCTTAAGCATAACTGGTCAAAATCAAAATCATCAATCTCGGTACATTCTTCAATCCATATATCATCTATATTGGCAATGGATTTTATACGTTCTGGATCATCTAATCCTTTTAAAATAAAAGAACTCCCATTTGGAAGTTCAATTGTTAAATCAGTTTTATTAATTTTGCATTGGTCATATAACTGCCACTCGGACAGTATGCTTTTAAACAAAGCAAATACCGAATCCTTTATTGTATTTTGTACCTTTCTAATTACCAAACATTTGCGGTTAGGGTACTCAAGATATTTGTATATCAATTTTTGTGTAAGAAATACAGATTTGCCACTACCAGCACCACCATAATATACTTCAAATCTCTTATCGTACTGGGTTAAGTATGGCAAATAAGCATTATTAAAGCACTTTTTCGATATTGAAAACTTAGTGGTTGTAATAGTATCACCTTCTTTCTTATTTTTGCCCTTTGTTTTGAAAAAATATTATTTTAATATAAGTTGCCCTATTTCAGCTGATAATTAGAATGGGGCGGGGTATCTTTTGGGAATAGAGTAGCACACAGTAAATTATTTCGCTAAATCATATTTTAACGAAGTAATTATTTTATCCTCTCAAAGCTAGTGATAGAGCCATTCTTGATTTATTGCATACTGATATTTCAACGCTTTTCTGTTTAGTTGTGCTAAACTTTTGGCGCTATTTTTATTATTTCGCGTTGCTCTACGCGAAGTATTAAATTATTTCGCTGCAACTAATCAGTAAGTTCAACCTTAATTTCTCTGTTTTCCTGTACTATCTCTTGCTTATCAACATATCCATAGTTGTTCTTAAGCGTAAATATAGTCCCTACAACGCTTTCCTTGTGGTATAAGCCTTCTTCATACTCCATTTCTATTCTTGTCTTAGCTCTTTTTATAGTGTCAATAAAAGCACATTTCACACTATCTTCTAAACTATTAAATAAATCACTATCTTCATTCTCATAGTTTAATAGGGTTTGTCTATTCGTATCTAAATACCAAGCCAATCCACTAATAGTAAGATGCTTTTTATTATCTTTAGCCCATTGATAATATTCATCAATTTTCTTTTGTAACTCTTCAGGACTTTTAAATTTTAAAGGTCTACCAACTTTATTACTTACACCCATTTCAATCTCTCCTCTCATTAATTCTATATATCACTTTTAGCATGATCTCGTTTATTATTCTTAAAGCACTCATGAACACCACTAAATCTATCTACATAGTGTACTTCATCAATGCATTCACCACTATATCCCTTCTGGCAACTAGGATTGAAAAAGTCACAATAACAATCATTCCCCTTATCATCCTTGCCACACAATAAAACTTTCTTGATATATCTCTCCAACCCAATCACCTCCAACAGTTTTAATCTGTCAGCCTTCCACTCCCTTACTGACACGTTGGTAAACCCTTATAACTCCAACCCCATATTTAGACTTGTTGCATTTGGCCATAGACTTATTGCTAAATAATGCACCCTATTCCAAACTCCACTTAGCAAGGCCAATATAGCTAAGCTTCACAGTCAGTTTTAAAGCAAAACAAAAAGCCGAGAGAATTTAATCCCTCGACTTATCTTACACTTTAACTTAATACCATTATAACACATTAAAAATCAAATGGTACTGCCACTTTACTGACAACTTAACGCCACTTTTACGCCATTTCTTAGAATTGTGAATTATTCAGCTACTACATTGTTTTCTAATAAATATTGAACCGCTAATTTATTTAAAATATGTGTGAACTCAATTAAATCAACTTGTTGCTGTGTTAAATTTTCAAATTGCATTTTTAAAGCCATTAATTCAGCAGTAAAGAAATTTTCGTCTATATCTTCTATCTTTATCGCCATAACTGGTTCTCTGTCATCATCTTCCCTAAATATATTGTTCATGTTTGAATAAATATTAATCAATAAATTTTGCATATCTTTTTCCATTTTAATCCACCCCTTCATTCTTCGCACTTTCTACAAACCACGTATCTCTTTTTCTATCCTTTGAACCGTCCTTAGTCCCAGTTTTAACTTATCAGATACTTCCTGTTGAGTATATCCTTTTACATCTCTTAAGAACTTAACCTTTTTAACATTGGTATCTAGTACCTTTAAATATTCTTCTTCGTCCACATCTACCATATCAACTTTATCTAGCAATCCCTCATCTAATTCTATTAAGGTTAATATCTTTTTACGTTCCTCAAAATATTCTGTAATTCGTGGGTCTTTTCTGCTTCCGTGAATCGTGTCATAATCATTGTAGCTTGTCCCACTCTTGTACCCTTCTGGTGCAAAAGCTTTTAAATACTTCTTATCCAAATCAGCTAAAGCCTTTTTATTCTGTTCTATTCTATCTTGAATTTCCTTTCTATCCATACAATCACTCCTTATCTATGTTAATGTAAATCAATCCACCCAAAGTACTACCTATATAAACAATTAACTTGTGTATTAGAGTAACATCTTCTACCCCAGTTGTAGCAAATATCAAAAGAATAATTAACATTGTTGCTAATGCAGCCATTGAAAACCTTAATACTTTTAACATTAATTACCCTCCCAAAATGTATTTTTATACCACTCATCACTTGCAAAGAAAAACAAAATCGCAAATGTAATTGCAAAAACTGTATTTATTGCTGGTATCATTGAAAGACCTAAATTTCTTATAAAAGTTATGAACTTTTCCAAAATAGTTCTTTTTTTCTTTTTATTTTTCTTGCCTACTATACTTATACCCCTTAATGCTGCTAATTCTCCAAACACTAGAAATAAAATAATTGATAATATATAAATTTTAATTAACATTCTTTTCCCTCCGTTTTCTCAATATAAAATTCTAAGTATCTCTTAGCTTTTTTTATATCCTCGAATCCGTTCTTTAACTTATATCTATCCAAATACTTGATAGCATTACCCACACAGTAAGCTTGGAAACCTTCTAATCCCAAAACATCTTCTATTTTATCTATAGTTTCTATCTTCCCATGAGTACAATGTGAAGGGTGATTAACACTATCAGAAAAAATAATTGGCTGTTTATTCATTTTTTCAATTAATCCTTTTTCTATATCATCTTTGAACTTAATATCTTTTACTGCTTTTTCCCAACATTCCTTGCAACTTATATCACAACTCGAATCCGGCAAATTATACTCGTAAGGGCAGGTATCTTCACCTAAGTCTATAGGTTGAAATATTTCATCATCTTTATTCGCATTATTACTCAAAAACTCTTCCCTAGTAACTGTCCTTACATATTTTCTAAACTCTTCTAAATTCATTAATTATTCCCCCAATCTATCAATTTAAATATTTTATTAAGTAAAGTCATTTCTCTTTCATACTCTTTTTCCAAGTTATCAGCTAACTTTCTTAAGTCACTCCTACCATTCTGCCTAAAGGCATTAATGTGACCTAAATTTTCTAAAGCTACTGCGCCTAAGCATCCATGTATATCCTTTAACTCTTGATTACTCAATTCGACTTTCATTGATTACCCCTCCCTTTACTCTCTTTTTCTAGCAAATCCCTTATATCCTTTAAACTATTCGCTATTGAATTTATATTAAAAGGTATCATTAATGTCATAACAATGACTGACACAAAACAGATTACTACAAATGTTCCAATTACATTTTCCATTTTTACCTCCTTAGAGGGGACTTAACCCCTCCTAATTTATTTTCTTACTGCTTTTAGGTATGTTATTCCATCTTCTAACTCTTGGAACGGAACTACTTTGTGTTCATTTGGGAATATAACCACTAAAGGAACTGACTTCTTGCCCTCATACCCAGCTAGTTTCTGACCGAATTCATCATACTTTTTGTATGATCCACTTCTGATGTAGATTACCTTTTGCCCCATTCTGTCAAGCATCTGCATATCTGGGAAATGTTTATGTCCTAGTGCTGCAACATCAACTGCCCCACTATCATTTAACATATTTCTTTGTGCATTAGTTGTATTTAAGCTACTTTCATTCTTGTATTTGTGTCTAGCAAATATCTTATACGTTTCATCACCTAAGTTAATAGTTACCTTACCACCATGCCATAAATTGATACTATCTGTTATTCTGCAAAGTTCTTCTGTAAAATCTTTATCCCCCAGCTTTTTGTCCCAATCATCATGGCAACCTCTTATAAGTGCTATGACCTTTTCTTTAACTTCCTCCATCATCTTGCAAACCAATAAATCTTGCATACTTTGGCTTATAGAGTTTTCATTACTGGACTTGGTAACATAGGCTGAATTATTATCTTTGTAATCCCCCATTCCAATGAAGTAAAGTCCATCAGTAGCTTTAATTGTTTCTCTATCTTTGTCAAACTGTCCATAATCAAGTCCTCTACTTCCTAAGTGCCAATCTCCCCAAAAAGCTATTCCTATTGGCTTATCATCATTTATGGTTATCTCTGCCTTGGTTTGCTTTCTATCCAGCTTGTCCATACTTCTTTCTAGTTGTTTTAATCCCTCATAGTATTCTTGTAGATCACACTCTTGTGGTTCTTCTTTTCTATCAAGGAACTCTATATTGTTTTTAACTTTTATATTTCTTTCATGCCCTGTCTTTTCATACTCATACAATGCCCTTTGGAATGTCTTGTACTTAACATCTATGTTTAACTCTTCCATTATTTCTTTTAATGGTTTACCCCCTTGCTTAAGTTCTAGTGCCTTTTTGTAATCTATCATTATTTTCCTCCCTCCATGTACCCTATGTTTTTAATAAGTTCCCTTACAAAGTAATAGCAAATCTTGTGTATTCTATAGCCAACTTCCCTTTTTTCGTGTCCTTGAACTGATATGTCGTACCTGGATATTAAAGTTTCATAACTAGCAACCGCACTTTCCTTCTTATACTCACTTCTATAGTCACCTGTTGCCAGTTTAGTATAGAAATCCTTATCCTCGATTATCATATGAACTTTTATTCCGTACATCTTTAGCCTTGCAAATTCATTTTCAAATCTATCTCTATCCTTGATGCTTTGGATTAATTCATCTACCGAGTTTTTACGTTCTATGGCTATCTGATTATCAAAATACCAATCTCTTATTACTCCTAAAGGCTGGGTTTCTTCGTTGCTCTCTATATAGCAACTATAGTCCCCTTGGTCTAGCTTTCTGACTTTATATTTAATCTTCTTCTTATCAAAATAATCTGTTATGTGTTTATTAACCTGTTCCCTAGTATCAATTACTATACAGAGATTTTTAAGAAGCTTTTTTAATTCTGCATCTGAATACTTATACCTCAAACATCATTCCTCCTTATCACTTTTGCTACTAACTACTAAACAAGCGTACATACTTATTATGAAAAGTGTTATTCCAATTCCACTTATGAATCCTACCCCAAACATCTAACCACTTCCTTCTCACTTGATTATTAATTGATAATACAGGGTTAAGCCTATACCATTAACTCGTCCTATATTAAGCTTATAAACTTACCCCCTATTCAGTTATGTCGTGCTTTCTATATTATCTACTCTAAATCTTCCCCAATTTCGTCTATTTCCATTTCTAATTGTCCTTCTAACTGCTTAGTTTTAATTGTTCCGTATACCCACCAGTTGTAAATTTCTTCTACAGTTTCATCATCTGGTGTAGTCCAAAAATCCTTTCCTTTTTCTGCCCTTCTTTGTACCATTCTTTTTATGGCTCTTTTATAGTTATCTCTGTACTTCGGATTTTCTTCCATTTCCTTTGCCATATTAGAAGATAAAGGACAACCTATACAACCTAATCTATCCGCTCCTGGAATGTCATACTCTGAACAATATGGCAACTCATATTTATGGATAAATTCCCACACATCTTCATCCTCCCATGTGACTATAGGATTTATTATGTGTTTACCTTTCTTTACACAACTCTCAAATTGCTTTCTCATTTCAGCATTATCATTCATTAACATTACTTTGTTTTTTGTATATGCTTTGGCTTCGAGAGTTTGTCTGTTATTTTTTCTCTTAGAACTTTCAGCCCATCTTACTCCTGTTATAACTATCCTTCCTTCTCCACCATGTTCTTTTAAAACTTCACAACAATATCGTGTTCTGCGAGTAGGCGGCATTAATTTTCTTGGCATTAATTCGAAGAAGGTTTCTTTTGGATAATGAATGTATAGATCTATATCAAATTTTTCTTTCCACCACTTTTTCATGTTTCTTACATAGTAAGTTAACGCTGGTTTATCTATTCCAGTGTGGTTATTGTGTAATTCAAATTTAACTCCAGCTAACACGCAAAGATAAGATATTACTAAACTATCTTTACCACCACTCCAAGAAACATAATATCCATTTGGATTATTCTTTAATGCTATCGGCTCATATGTCTTTAATAATTTAATTGCATTTTGAACTTTATCAACATCACCTAATAATGTTTTTTCAACTAACATTTTTCCTCCTCGTCAGGAGGTGTGCGCACACTTTTTATCTAGAATTACTCCATTTTAATTTTTATTTTAACTTCACACTTTCTTGCAATTACGACTTTAGAATGGCATATCCCCATCATCTACAGGAGTTATATCGTCACCAAAACTTGATTGATTGCCACTTGGTGCTTGTCCCTCATTTTTACCACCAACAAATTCAAATCTATCTATAACAACATCTGTTGTATAAACCTTATGGCCTTCTTTATTGGTATAACTTCCAGTTTGTATATGCCCCTCAATAGCCACTTTTGAACCTTTAAATAGATATTGGCTCATTGTTTCAGCAGTTTTGCCAAATGCTATGCAGTTAATAAAATCCGTTTCACCTTTCTTTTGTCTAGCAACTGCTAAAGTAAATTTTCCTATTGCTAAGCCACTTCCAGCTTGAAATTTTAAATCTATATCTTTGGTTAGATTCCCAATTAGCACTGTCTTATTCATATTTCTATACCCTCTTTCTATTATTTTTAGTGAATATCCCTAACTTGTTTCTCATATAGGTTAATTGACTATCATTAACCCAAAATTCATTCTTTATTTCCTTATTGGTTTTACCTTCTTTTATCAACTCAACCAATTTTAATAAGTAACTATCCATAAATTCCTCCTATTTTTAATAAACATCTGATATTTTATTTATATTTCCCGAATATCTTAGTGGAATTGTTCCGTTTCCTGTATACCTAGACTTCATAAAAATCATTTCTATACGTTCTGGGTTTTTGTCTGGATTATCACTAGTAAAATCAGCTTCAATCTTATTGTCCCTTCTATAGTTTGCATCTGATAACCTCGGGTCCCTATAAAGTCCGATTATTACATCCGAATCTTCTTCTATGCTTCCAGATTCTTTTAAATCAGCACACGTTGGTCTTTTATCTACTTGCTTATCAACCGTCCTATTAATTTGAGCCATGATTACTATTGGAATATTTAACTCCATAGCAAGTAATTTTAACCTTCTTGTTATATTCCCAATATATTCAGCCTTAGTGCCAGCCTTTTCTTTGGTAGTAACTCTATTAATTAAGTCAATAAATGCTATATCTAAGTTGCTATTTATTACTTCTTCCCTTATTTTCATGGTTATCGCTTCAATATCGCTTCTATCATCACGAATATAAAAGTTTTTACCAGCTAGTATTGAACCAACTTGTACTAGTTTTTCCTCATCTTCTTGCGGTACGTTATTAAACCTTATATACTTACTTTCAATGCCACTCTGTAAAGAAAGCATTTTATTTAACACTTCTTCTCGTGGAACTTCTAAGCTAAAATAATGTGGTTTATATCCATACAAAGCCATGTAAGTGAACACATTTACTGCAAAAGTGGTTTTTCCAACTTGTGATCTAGCTGCTATTGTTATTAATTCGCCACCATGAAAGCCTTTTAAATTATTATCTATCGCCCAAAATCCGGTTTTTAGTCCTTTTCTTTCTTCATGGGATAGTATCGAATCAAGTCTATTCATAACCATTTCGCCGGTGTTTATATCCTTAGCTTTTTGCTGGTACACATTATTTAATGCACCTAGTAACTTTTCTTTTATTAAGTTACTGTTTTCTTTAAAGTCCACTTTTTGAAATAGCTTTCTTATCTCTCGCTTTTGGTACAAGTCTATTAATATATCCAGGTATTTATCAAAGTTACTTGTACTTGGAACAGATAGCATTAAATTAGACACGTATGAGATGGTCAATCCCTTCGGCTGAAAGGTTTTAATATAATTCCCGACTAATCCTATGTCTATCTTTTGAAACTCCTTAGAAACGCTTTTAAAGGCTCTAAATAAAGTTTGATGTGTAGTGGAATAAAATACTTCCTCATTTAAATCTAAAATCTTATAGAATAAACTGCTATCAACCAATATCGCACCAAGTACATTTTGTTCAATTTCTTCATTAGCCATCAAATCCATAGTGTCTATCCTCCTTTGGTGCTGGTGCTTTTCTAGTCCTTAACCAAGTATTTAAAGTTCTATAATGGTCTTTATATTTAGCACCTTTCCCATTTACTATATAATTATCAAGTCCCAATATTTCTTTATGAACATATTCCTTGTCATACTTATTAATAAGTTTGTTATATTGTTCTTGAGTAAGCTTTACTTTTTCTATAACTTCATCTACAAATTTGAGGTCTATATACTCTTTCTTTTCATTCTTTTCATTATTTTCATTATTGTTTATGTCCCCTTGGTTGTCCCCTTGGTTGTCCCCTTGGTTGTCCCCTTGGTTGTCCCCTTGGTTGTCCTTAACTCCATTTGAAAATCCTTGGTAATCATTGTAGTTACTAACTTTTATCGTTGTCCCCCTTTTAGTCCCTAGTGTTGTCCTATCTGTAGTAATCATTTCGTCACGCTCTAAGACATCTAAAAACCTAGTAACTGTCTTCCTGTCAACTCCCCATCTTTCTGATAATTTTAATATTGATGTATGGAAAGAACCCTTTTCTATTTCAACAAGCTTACCACCTAGATTGATTTTTTTACCAGTATGATTGGCCATAAGTAAAATATCTATCCACCATTTTAGTTTTATCGGATTATCCCATATCCAACAGCTTCTTATGCATCTGTGAAGTCTTATCCACCCCTCGCTCGCCATGTAATCACCTCCATATCACCACCTTACAAATCTTCTATACTTAAAATCTGTGTAACCTTACTTCTTAACATCAGCTGGTGGCTTCATAACAAATGCTCTTACCTTCTTAGTGGTATTCTTTATAGATAAGGCTATAATTGTTCTTTTATCATCATAAAGTAACTTTTCAACTTCAAATTTATCGTTACACTTATATTTCTTTTTCCCATTAAAGACAAACTCTTCAATGGTGCAATCTTTAGCATTAACCCAAATGAAAGGTGATGTATATAACTCTCTGCCTATACCCCAATTTACACAGGCTCTCTTAAAACTATCAGATGCTTGTCCTTTTTCTTTTTCTGTGTTACTTTCTGTTCCTGTATCTTCTTTACTTATCCATTGTTTTTTATCTGTGTCCCAAATACTAACAACACAATTTGCATTATCTCTTGTATGTTCTCTTTTCCACCCCAATGGTCCAACTGTTTCATCCAGGATATTCATGTCGCATCTTGCATCTTTATAAAGTAACAATATTGCACCCTTTGCAGTAACGCTTTGCACTCTTACATCTATTTCACTTGCATTTAAAGTTCTAAATTTTAAATTCATACCTTCCCTCCTATCTAATTCTTAAACTTTCATTTTGTTTAATAGTTGCCCCTTGAATTTCTTCTCCGTTTTGTAAAGCTTCAAGCAATTTTCTTTTATCTACTTTTTTAACTTCTTCAATTTCTATATATTCACTAGGAATACCCTCTAGGTTGCTTATTTCAACGCTAGGCTTGTTCTTACTGATAGAGAAGGTAAATAGCTTACCCTTGAATGAAGTCTTGCTTATCGCCCTCATATAGCTTTCTAAATAAAGCTTTAATCCCTGTTTCCTATTTTCTAATGCTTTTCTTCTACTGGATATTCTTACTTCTTCATCCTTAAGAGAGGTTATATCCCCCTCCATTTCCCTTAATACCTTTGCTATGTTTTCAGCTTTTTCCTCAAAATCATCATCTAGCTTGGTTAATCCATCAACTACTATTTCCATTGGGATCTCTGGATTATCTAACAATGCTTGAATATTTCTATATCCATCTGCTATTTCATAAAGTTTAGCCATTATTTCTTTCCTCCCTATCGATTCTTTCTTTAGCTGCATTTACCCTAATTGCTATTTGAGTAAGTTCTTTGTCTGTCATTTTGTCGCCATAACAAGCTAGTACAGTTTTTATATTTTGCAATTTATAATTTTCATACATCTTTACCCCTCCTCTGCTTCATTTTTTAGATGCTCTATACATTCCTCACATATTATTTGCCCCGATATATTCCAGTAAGCATCACCTGTATAAACTCCTCCCCCACAACAACTGCAAGTATATATTTTCTTAGCTTGTGGATTTTCATGTCTGTAATCATACATGCAATCTGGTAATTCCATATTGCACCTCCTAGAACGGACAACCCTTGCTGATTATCTTTACTATAGGCTTGTATGCTTTGTATTCTTCTTCTGTAAGTTCTTTAGTAACTACCTTAACCATCTTTCCATAAGACTTACCTCGGCAAGTATCGCACACCACCATATCATCTAAGGTATGGTCTAAATCGCTTCTGAATAAGTATCTCTTTCCATTCTCTTTGTGTTCTACTTCATAAAGCTGATATTCTTTCTTTTGGGGAACTAGTTTGTATTTTTGCATTGTCGGAACGATACCTGTTTGAGGAATACAAATAGATATTCGTATTTCTGTATCTTTCTTAGTTATTTCATCAACAGTTGAACCTCCAGTACCTCTATAAACTTCCCCTTCTTTAATCCTTGCAATTACTTCCTCGAAGGTGAACTCTGTTGTTGCTGGTTCTATTAGCTTTAATTCGTCTTCCCACCATTTAATCTTAGGAAATTCATCTAAAATATAACCTGTCATTCCACAAAAGTTTACTATCTTTATAACCCTTGCCTTTTCACCATACATGTATTGGTGTAGATTCACGCCTGTTACCTTATCGCCAACTTTAAATTTACTCATCTCTAAATCCTCCCTATATTTCTATTCCTGTGATTTCTTTGAACTTGTTCTTATCAAAGTTTGGAATATTAATTATTTCTTGTTTTTCTTCGTCTGTAATACTATTCCAAAGGTTCTTCCAAGCTTCTGAATAAGTAAATACTTTTAAGTAACCGCCTGTGGTCTTATATGATGGGTATTGTGCTTTTTCTTGTTCTGTCATGTTGCTTTGATAAATCCACACTGTTGTTTCCATATTCCAAGCTATTATTCTTCTTGCTCTACTTTCTCTCCACTCGCTTAATGTCATATTGCTTTCTTTATCAAAAATCTTTATTGTGTCTTCTTTAGTACAGAAAACACCGTTAGAGAAATCAACTGTGTTACAGTCCCCTGTGTTCCAGTTCCCTGTGTTACAGTTCCCTGTGTTCCTGTCCCCTGTGTTCCAGTCCCCTGTGTTCCAGTTCCCTGTGTTCCAGTTCCCTGTGTTCCAGTTCCCTGTGTTCCAGTTCCCT